TAGTTGTATGACACCGAAGCGCCGTCAGTAGAATAAACAACATCAGTGTAAGAAGCAGAAGCACTATAACTAGCTATGCTAACTGTTACTGAAACAATAGCTGATAGTGTAATGTTAGATACACTAACGTTAGCCATTAGAAATTATCCCGTACTCTAAAATTTAATGTGTCGTAAACTGTTTGAGAACTACCATTAAAATCGATATTAATTTCACCTTCATATTCTCCGGGGTCTACATCAAGTACACCACCAGCGAAATTAAAATATACTTTACCGTCAGCACCAGTAGTAAGTTTAGTAGTAGAAATTGTAGATAGAGTTGTAGTACCACCTCTTAACCTAAACTTAATTGTTACAACAGTAGAAGCAGCAGATAAATCTAAAGCAGCATTAGCTACGTCATCAGTAAGTGTAAGTGTGATTTGTGGTAATTCATCTCCCTTTACTAATTTTATTGTATCAGCCATAATTTACCTCACCCAAACTTTTGCATCTGTACACGCATAGATGCTTTTGAAGCACCGAGATTAGTTCTAGCTCTACGTTCTGCAGTTTTCATAACAAACTGCTTAGCATGATAAGTAGCTAGCTCTCTATCACTCCATGATCTATCAGGTAAAACTAATAGGTGTTGGAGTGCTCCGTGCATAATTACATTTTCTAATTCATCAAGAACTGTTTTATCCATTTTAGTAGATGTTCTTAATGGTTTAAGACACAATATCATTCTAACATCATATGTCACGGAATTATCCGGAACTGGTGCTAAAGAAAAATGGTCAGGATCTAACTGTGTTAAGAACCTAGGTTCTGCCTGTTCATCAGTAGATTGGTTTGGCCACTTAGGATACATATCAAATAATTGTTCTAATGTTACAGGAGTTAACCTGCTTTCATTAACTGTAGCAGTTAACACTGCATGTACTTCAGTCTCATTAGGTGTGTCGTAAGCATAATCATGACCACCGGGAACTAACCTTATTTTAGGTTGTTCGTACCGATAAGCTAATGTTTTTTCACAAGCCTCGATTGCTGCATCACGAACGTATTGTTCTACTACTGGCGTAGGGCAACCCGGTACGCTAGGAGATAATCTATTTACTATATCTAAAAAAGTTCTGTCAGCCATTATGTTACATCCTCCTCATCTAACCCGCCTCTTTCAGTATCTGTTACTTCTCTACTTTGAGCGGCTACACCAAGAGACTGTGTAAATGACTGTTGGAATATTTGTGCACGTTTAGAATTAACATGCTCATTATCAACAGACTCAGTAATAAACACTGTAGCATCAACCACGACAGGAAAATAAGCATCAGGTAAAAGAGCTACTGTAGTTGACCCATCATATGTTGGAGGTGTTTGTGCATATTCTCCTACAAGAATTTGATCAGCAGGAGCTTTTGGATATATAAAAAATTTATTAGCATTCCTTACATGACGCATAAAATTAACAGCAGGCCCTGCTGTATCATTCATCCAAGAAGGATAAGCTTGATTTAATGACTCTCTATTTGTTTCTGTAATACCGCTGCCACCTTTGACATTGTATATATCAATCAAACGAATAGAATCAGAAGGCATAGATTGTATTACTGCACCTGCAGTAGTAGTAATGTCGCCAATAAAAGCAAAAAGATCAGGACGCAACACAGCAATACGTTTAAGTGCTTGGTTAGCAAACCCTACAAGTACAGTATCAGAATACCTTTGAGGGGTATTAGTATCTTGTACTATCCTTCTTACTTCTGTGACAACATCATTTAGTATCATTTTTTCTTAACCCATGCTTCGTTTTGAGGCGTAGTAGGATCGTCTTTTACATAATGACCTTTGTCATTCCTAGCTCGCTCTAAACCTCTTGTTGCTTCTTCAGCTAATTCTTCTGGAGTATCATCACCTACTTCAGGAATTTCAGTTTCCAAATTTACTTTAGCTTTACGACTTTTCTTTTTCTTATCTAGAAATTTTTCTGGAAACGCTTGTTCCTCAGTAACTTCTTCTGTTAGTGGATTTTCAGCAAGAATTTCATCCCACTCATAAATCTCACCGTCTTTTGTATTTCTAAGCCATCTAATCATTATATCCTCCTATACTCGTTTTACTTTCTTAGAACTTTTCTTTGCAGCAGTACGAGAACGTTTTTCAGAAGCTGTAAGTTCAGACGCGGTTTTGGGTGTATCTTTTGATACTCTCTTAGACGGGCGGCAATAAGGGTAATCACGTTTTTCTCCTTGTTGTCTACCACAAGGTTTACCTGTTTTTACATCAACCCATTTTTCTTTAAACCAACGTTGTAACTTTGCTCCTTCTTCAGTTTTTCTTACTGACATGCTAACCTCTTTTACCACTTTTTGAGGAACTTGTATTCTTCTTTTTAGAATTTCCCCAATTAGCAGCTCCAACTTTTCGACATTTAGCTAAAGCTCCGCTAGCATACGCTGACGGCCAAACATCATAACGAGCTTTTACTTTATAGTAACAAGCATCTTTTTTTGATTTTGCTTTAGGTGCTGCCATAATAAATTACCACTTCTTACACGACCAATAACGAGCCGTCATCTTAGATGGAGGTCTGCTGTCACAACCATGTCTAGCACGAAAATTTTTACGTCTTCCCGGCTGGTCTTTTTTGATTGTCATATTAGCATCTCCAAACCGAATTACTTTTTCTTTTCCGTTTTGGCATGCTTTAACAACAAACTTTTTACCGCCTTGAACTTGACGTTTAGGCTTATTACAAGCCATCTTCGATTTATCAATTTGTTTTGCCATACAAAACTCCTATAGAGAGGGGGGCCTAAGCCCCCCAATCAATATTATGAACAGTCTACCATTACAGCTGTAAGTTTCATAACTGCTGTGTCTGCGGCGTTAACAGTAGTAACGTCGATTGTATCAGCAGCTGTGTAATACTTACCAGCTTCAAAGGCGTCAGTTCCAGCGACAGTAAGGTAAGCTGCTGTAGCATTACCATTAACACCATCCAGATAACCATCTGGATTATCGCCGTCACCAACATCGATTGTTAGTGTTCCGCCCTCAGCAGTAGTAACTTCTAGAGCCACGTTAGTGACCAAAGTTTTTGCTGGGATTCGGATAACTTCAAGAACATCAGCTGCCCCCAAAGCAGTCAGACCAGCTGCTGCTCTTTCGGTAGTGATAGTAGCGAAGTTTAGCTCTACAGTTACAGAAGATACTTTATTGATGCCTGCAGCAACGTGCGCGGCAGCTGTACCCATATTGTAACCTTTTCCATCATTATATGTAGCCATATTTCACCCTCCTTAAAGCGTTACGACTGCGGTTGCCAAAGCTTCTGGCTTAGTAACTTTATAGCCATACACTTGTAAACCACGGATTATATTACCAAAGGTAGTTTCTGATCTAATAGTCTCCATGTTTGTCATCTGAGATGCAAACGTAAAGCCCATTTTGTGACCACCGATTACGCTAAATTCACCACCTGCAGTTTTCTTTAGGTTGTGAGAAACATAAACAGTGAAACGATCAATCATACCAAGACGGCCATTTCTCAAAGGAGAAGAACCATCACCAGTAATTGATGCGTCTTTCAGATCAGATTGCTTGATTAGACCAGCCATCTTTGCAGGAATGATTACAAATCTATCCTGTTCAGGTGAGTTAGCTTCATCAAGTACCGTCCCCATGTTGATTAGCAAGTCAATAACATTAGACTTAGTAAGCGCTTCTGGAGTACCTGCTACACCTAGATCGATGTTACCAGAGATTGCTCCTGCTGTTTGTCCTTTGTTAAGTGCACTAACATCAGTCAACATGTCAGTTAGAACCCTTTGATCGATCTTAATCTTCATTCGCTCTGAAGCGTCTTTAGACCATTGATCCATCAATGCGATGTCAGACTGAACTTGATCAACGTCGTCTTCAACACAAGCGAAGTATTCGCCTTTGTCGATAACTAGTTGTAGTTTAGCCTTATCAGGGTTTTCGACTGCAAGGGATTGTCCCTTGACATACGTTTTGATGGTGATTTCTGGTGTAGTACGGATATTAACCGTATCACCCATCTGTCGGATTTCACCTTCATAATCCGTGTTTGAGATTGCTGACAACACTGTAGCGTCGTAGAAATTCTCAATCAGCTTTCCACTCCAGATTTCTGGAATGAAATTGCCGCTATAGTCCGGGCGGCCCGGAGATACTGCAAATTTAGCCATTATGACCTCCTTTTAATTAAGCAGTTACGATTCGACCTTCTCTCTGTGCAGAGAAAATGTCCCTTTCCATCCGACCCCGTTCTTCTTCACGACCTTTAAATTTTCCCTTACGAACATCTTCAAAAAACTTTTGGATGTCTGCAGGAGAATAATTCTTAGATTCTTGAGATGCAGGTTTACCAGAACGTCCTCGTCCCGGTGCAACTTGTTTCTCAAGTTGTGAGTTAGAATTTGATCGGTTCTCACGAGCAGTTTCGGGTGTTCCAAATTCCTTTTCCCAAGCCGCAAAGAAACTCGCCACACGTCTTGTATCTAGATTCTTTTGTGCGTCTTCTAGATATGTTTGGCGTGAAATCCCTGTAAGCGGGTCAATAGATAACAACCAAGACTGAAAGTCTGCATTGTCATTAATGTCCTGCCAATTAGGTACTTCATTGGAAAGTCCAGACCAAAACGCTTGTTCACTGCTAGCTTGTTGTTGTGCTTGTACTTGTTGTACTTGTGGCACAAATCCTTGTAGCTGTTGAATTGTTTTCTCCAACTGTGCAATCCGCCCATTCGCGGTATTAACTTCTTCACGAGCTGCTCGTCTCATAACATCAATCGAATCACCATACTCTTTCATATCAGCATCTGTGATCAAAGGATCTGTAGATACTGGTTCTTCAGGTTTGGTTGATTGTTGCATAGTGCTAAGCAACTGTTCCAGTTGTGAAACACGGGCGCTAACTTCTCTGTTCTTTGCGTTTAGGCGCGGAACATCGGCGTTATACATCCCTTGTAGCGTCTTGTACTTTTGTTCCCAAGACTCTTTTGGTTGAGCGTCTGATTCCACTTGCTCTTGTGTCTCAGACTTCGGTGCCTGATCTTCTACACTGTTGGAAGTTTGTTCTATAGGCTGCTCAACAGGTACTTCAGTAGCCTCGGTTTTTTCAACCTGTGCTGTTTCTGTTTCGCTGTTTAACTCTTTATACAACTCTTGTACTTCCTCAGACTGTTTCTGAACTTGCTTTGGTATTCCCATAATCGCTCCTATCGGTGTGCGTAATTAAAAGCAGCTGTCTTCATGACTTTGCCGCCGTTTCAGGGGACTCTTTTATGAGCTTACTTAGCTCTATCAAAATTTGACACCGCCCCTGTGCAAGTGCCGTATTTTGTGTAGCGTTTGGTAGCCGCGATAACTCCTCTGTACTCCATCCCTCTAGCCACTCTAGGACTTCTGGGTATTGACGTACAGTGTTAGCTAACGCCTTGATAACTTCTGGACTAGGCCGTTTCATCTAGACCTCCCAGCGCCACCGTTACCAACTGTGTTTGCTTCCATTCCACCTTTGGGAGAACCGTCAGGTTGAGCAGCTTGTGCTTGCATTTCTGCTTGCTGCTGAGCTTTCATCATCTCAGCATTCATCTTCTCATCATGACTGGACTTTTCCCGAGATGGAACAATATCATCCACAGGCATTTGCAACCCTTTGGCAATCTCGCGAAGAATCGCGGCACGGCCTTCCTTACCAACAATCTGCATATCCATTTCGTTGGCTGTTGCATTAAGAAATTCTATTCGACGCATGTTAACAGTTTCTTTAACAGCTAAGTTAACTGCTCCTCTAGGCATAATATCAACATCGCCTTTAATACTTTCGTCTTCATCATATCGCATGTTATAAACAAACTGTCGATGAACAACTGGTTTGATTACATCATTATCAATGTGCATTACTACTTGACGTATCCCCTTACCAGCTGACCCCATTAACATTGATAACCCCGATGCTGTACGTCCTGCCCCTGACACATTCAAGTCACCATAAACATAAGAGGGGATGCCTGAATGGTCGTCAGCTAATTTACTAAACTTATCATATACAGCCATTAACGTATTAGCGTTATCATCTGGTTGTGTAAATCGGACTGCAGGAGAACTAGAACCAAACGGGTCATTAGTTACCTGCCATATTTTCCAAGGATGTAATTGTGTAATATCTTCATTAGGTGGAATACGCTCAAGGTTTACTTCAACTTGAGGGCCTGATGAAATACCCATGTTATTAATTAGTGCACGAGCTGATGCGTTACATACACCTTGTATGTCTTCTATGATTTCGGGAATCCCCTTACCCCAAAACGCCCCCGGAGACTTAATAAAGGATGTTTTGGCGTAAGGTTTTTCACCAAGGGGATCATAGTTAAGAACTGCTTTGATAACATAGTTACCTACAATCCAAACATTCGCATCATATTCACGAGCTTCGTCTTCAATTTCTTCTTCGTCCATTCCCCATTCGACAAGCATCTTACCACTGACTTTACCCCAGAACTCTAGAGCGTCATAAATGTCGGTAGGTCTAGACTCGGTATGGAACTTACGTTCTTCTTCGTCTTTCATTAGTTCAACATCTTCGTTGATCCATGATTGACCATTACCAATTTCTAAAACTTTTCTAATTGCATCTTCATCATAACCGGGAACTCCAATCATGTCTGCAAGTTCAGTACGACTTAGTGGGTGGTGTTCAAATAAATATCCATCCCGTATATTAGTAATACCGGGTTCTGGATATATTTTAAAAGGATCAACTCTTTCAAACTCTGGAGCAATAACTTCAATAGCTTCTACAGTAGTTCTACCCATTTCATCTTTTGTGTAACCTAACTTACGCTGCCTACGAACAACAGGGCCTTTCAAGAAAGCACATGGGTAAGTAACCATGTCTGTTATAAAATCGTTAAATGATTCTCCCCAACCACCTTGTGCAAACTGATCTGAAATTTTTATTTTCATTTTCTTTGCACGGTTATCTGCATCTTGCAGAAGTTTAAATCTGTAATCTTGTGTTAGCATTTCTTTCATTTCAGCAATCTCATCAGGAGTCGGAGCTTGCTTATGTTGCTCAATCATCTTCACAACCTCTGCTGCAAACACATTTTGTAGTTCTGCAGTTTGGTCAGGAGACAAATCTGGAATAGGTGTTGGCTGCAAATCCCAAGGGGGAGTTCCTTGGTCAAGAAGAATATCACGCAACCAACTCTCAGCAGCACGACACTTAACTTCTGTTATCATCATATAGATGTCAGAACCGCCTTGCTGATGAATCTGTTGTAATTTATCTGCTTCATACTCACCATTACGTTGACGTAATGCTTTGAGCATAATTGTTTCAAGTGGTTTCTTAGAACGCTTAGCTGCGTCCCAACATGTTCGTAGATGAGATGTAATACCAAGTACAACGCTATCCGCTTGACGATCAGCGAGCGCTTTATCTCGTAACTCTTTCTCTTGCTTAACAAGAGTCGCATTATCGATTACTTGTAGCATTACCGTATTATACCTCTAATATTCTTTATCTTTGTTTTTATTCTTTTTCTCCAAGATTTCTAGATCTTTCATCTTAACTACATCTTCAGGCTCATTCTTGTCAGTGTAAACTACACCGCCATCTTTATAGCTTCGAACTTTTGTCTTTATTATCTTGTAAGGTTTACCTTGTCCACACTTCATAAACAACCTCCTAAACTTTCTTTGCTAATTTTGGGTCTATCTTTTTTTGGACAGACTCTGGCAACTTAGCAAAACCTTTAAATTGTTTTGGTACTAGACCGCCATCTTTATATTTTGGCACTGTTCCACCACCAGAATTTTTCTTTGCTTCTTTTCTAGGGTCAAAACCTTTAGACAGGAAAAACTGCATAAGGCTCATACTGTCAGAAGCAGGCCCATCAAAATACTGTTCTCGCAGCTTCATCTCTCTTTCAGTCATAAACAACCTCCAATAAGTATATATTACATCATAGTATACACACAAGTTTGTGTTTGTCTAACATAAAAATAACCCTCTGCAAGGGGCAAACCAGCAGAGGGTTAAAGGAGTAACATGAATGAAACGTCAAGTGACGAACTGATTATATCAAGTCCAACCCGCTGACGCAACCCTTCTAACTTCTCTTTTCTGCAAAGTATATGCCGCATCACTCGCGTGATTAATATGAAGCATTAAATATTGTAAAGCTTCTGCAACGTGTGAATGTTTATTCTTTTCTATGTTCCCGTTCTTTTTGTGGAATCTGTATCCTCCCATCATGGCTGCTTTAAGCTGTGTACATTTTGGATCAAGTAAAAAAGCTGCATCGCCGTCTACCTGACGCATCAAGTAATCATCAACTGAAGACAAACGTGCTGACACACTATTTGTTTTAGCTGGCATAACACGCAGACCTTCTGCTTTAATAATATCTACTGCTGATCGTTCATCAGTTTGAGCACGTTGTATACCTGCTGGATCACAGATAACCATAACAGGTGCTCCGGTAAACCGTTCAAAGATTAGTGGTTTGAGTATGGTGCGGACGAAACGCTGAATGCCCATATCAAATGATACGGCTTCGTCAAGGATCAACGTTCGCCCGCGAGGATCTTGTTGCCCTATTACTGCCGCTGGTGTCAAGCCTAAATCCATACCAATTACGATTGGGCGTACACCATTTATAATCGGACGTAGGGTTTGTCCCGCTATATGATAGTCTGGTCTAAAATACTTATACACAGGTTGTCCCGCAGAACTTAACCCGTATTCTCCATCTACATAAACTCGAACGTATTCATCTGACCTACCTTGAGTATCATAATAACCGTCAGGTAAATTTTCTATGTTCTCTGCTAATGGACTACGACCTGATGGTTGTTTAAATACATCCCACCCGTTGTCGTTAGGACTTACACCATCTTTGGAATCAAGTCCTTCCATTTGATAATACCACCAAGTATCCATAGTCGGAGGGTTAGTGTCACCCCACATACCAAACCATGATGGCCCACCATCTTTAGAAGAAGGAAAACGACCAATACGTTTTGACATTGCATCAACGATGTCAGGGTGAATATCTCTACACTCATTAAACCAAGCGAATGTTAATTCAAGTGAGTTCAAGTTTGCTACATCGTCAGCATCATCAAGTGCACGAAACATAACTTCACATTCAACATCACCTACTTTAAAGAAAAAAGTTTTGGTAGTACGCATAAAGTTTCCACACACTCCCGGTGGAAACCAATCTAAAAAAGTTTTAATTGTTGTATCCTGCAACTGACGTGCAGTCTCACGAACAATAGCTACTCGTGATTTTCTTATTCCTTGTTTATTAACTTTCTGTTGTGACGCTCGACGTATTACTTCAAAACAACTTGCTACGGATTTACCCGAACCAACAGGCCCCATGAGTACACGCATCTTTGAATCAGATGCCATAAACTCCTTACATGTTTTTGAAGGGGTGTAATCAATATCCATTAGAAAATAACCGCGCCAAGAATGAAACTAACAACACAAGCAATGATAGGTTTCTTATGATACCTTACTCGTCTCGTCCACTCTCGAGGCGTATGACCAAATATAATCATGCTTCCTCCTTTTCTAACAGTATAACTATATACTGCGTTGGTATATTCTTTCTTTTCAGAATTTTAGTTTTATAAGATATACCTAATTTTACTAATTTGTAAGTGAAATTATCATAGTCTGAGATAGTGTCAAATGATGTTGACCTACTCCCTTCATATGAATCTGTGAAATTTTTAAGAACTTCCAATCGCTGTTGTGTCTTCAACTGCTTCAGCGTCGATAACAGTTGCTGGATGTTCTTGTCCTCCGAGATTGATTGTAATTTTAACTCCTCCACCTGCACCCTCCGTTGTAATGTCGCCCTTAGGTTCAAGCCCACCCCACTTAACTGTGGATTTAATAAGGTCAGCTTTAACCGCAGCCGAAGTATCTGGACTGTGGATTAAACTCCAAGAGGTTGTTAGTAGTTCTTCTGCTTGAGCACGAGCTTTCAATTTGAAAGTCATGCCTTTCTCTTTAATCTCATCTCTATAAGAAGTTACCTTCTTAAGAAATATAGGATCTTTATTAAACACAAGTATATCCTCGGCAGTAATCTTATGCCGATCTTTTACTTCGTCTAAAGTCTCTCCGCTGCCTTCTAGCATAAGCGCTGTATCGAAGGCGAAACGGTCAGACCACTTTGTATGTTTCAAAGGTATAGTGTCCATAACTAAAACATTATGCCTAAAATTACTCCGCTGTCAACAATTTGTGAAACTTTACACTTGGATTTTTTGGGTCTTGTTATGTGAGGTTTACTTATATGGGGGGGAGGGGTCGGTTGCGTGTCCATGTACCCCCCTGCCATTTAATCCAATAGTCAAAATATAAGGCGCGTATAAGTGGCATAAATAGGGCATACTTGACAAACGTGTAAATTTAATCCATAGTTAAATCATCAACAAAACGTTGATACCCGAACAGTCAGCGGGAATACTGACTAACAACTGGAGGTCTACATGAGTAGAATCTTTGAAGGTAATGTTAGCCTAGTTGCTAACACCAAGGGTGAGATTGCCCTGAAGCGCGACCTAAACGGCGCTTGGAATTCAACTAACGCTAAGGAACTGTACGCTAAGGCTCAGGAACTTAGTAAGGCGAAGAAAATGCCACTACATAAGTGGAGTTTCTTCAAGGCCGACGGTGGAACTGATGTTCTACTAATGGCGGACAGATACGGTAATCCTAGAATTACTATCTTGCCACCAAAGGCCGAGGGTCAAGCCAAGTCAAAAGTGACAAAGCTAGCCTAACTTAACCCCGAGGGGAGAGCAATCTCCCCTCACAACAAACTGGAGACAATTATGTCAATGAAAGATTGTAAAAGAGAGTACCGAGTAGATTGGATTGAATACGGAAACCTTTTCTCAAGATGGTACTACAAGGAAGCTGACGCCAAGAACCTAGCATTCAAGCTGAAGCATGACACAGAGATCGAAGCAGACAATGTAACAGTCTCATACAACCCAGCTAGGAAACCACAGTAAGAAGAACGGAGGGAGTCTACCAAGGCTCTCTCTTTTTTTTGTCTTTTATTTTTTAATAATATATATCCCATACGTCGGGGGGTTTCGGCACGACATTATCTTAGATTAAACGTCAAGTTAAACCTTTAGTTTACAGGTTGTGGCTCATTTGGTGTAAAGTTATACAACTATCTAGTATCTAAAAGCATACTTGACACAACATGTTGAGTTTTAGATAGCGAAAGTTTACAACAGAATAACCAAATGTCCTTTGTTAACGCGGGTTTACACCATATACGCAGGAGAATACTATCTAAACTATCTAAATTATCTATTAAATTTACATACATCACTCTCCAAATCTAAATCTAGTGTAATATAAGGAAATTTGCGTAGTTAAAGATTACTTTCTAAAACTTAGATACTTTAGATACTTCCTCTCAACCCCTTACAAACAAACGATTACACCTATCTACTAACCCTATATAAACCACAACATACACACAGATAGTGCCACCCACCAGTAGATAATTAGTAGTTTAAACTTGACGCTTTCTCTGTGTACGGGGCCAAACTTGACAAATCGAGGCTCGTCGCCCAAACTGGCGAAGCCTCTCGGGGATTGTTTTAATACAATTCATCAAGGGGTATTTAACTTAACTTAACTGGAGGTCAATATGGCTAAAATATACGAAGGTAATGTATCAATCTTTAAGAACACTAAGAATAACATTGTTGTAAAGGCAGATCCTGAGGGGCAGTTCAATGCTGAATCAGTTGATGAGCTTTCAAAGACAATGACAGAGCTTGGTACAAAGTTGAAGGCTGAAGTAAACTTCTTCATACCTGAATCTAATACTGGTGACTTGAAAGCAATGTTACTAGTGAATCGTTGGGGTGCTCCTTATGTAGCATTCTTACCAACATCTACAACTGGCACTAAGAGCAAGGTTGAGAAACTTGCTTAATCATAATCAGGGAGAGTGGTGTATTACTGCTCTCCCTTTTCGTGTTTCATTAATCAATTTATGGAGGTTTATATGTCTCAATGTGTAATGTGTGATGCAGATATACATGACAAACGTGTAAGTTTAGGATACACTACTTGCATGATTTGTGGTGACAAGGAAGCTCAAAAGGTAGTGCATACTGTACTACCAATGCACAAATCTAACTACATGTTAGTGACCAATCGTAAGGACTTGATTGGTTTCAATACGAAAGGAGGTTTAGTAAAATGAAATCTTGGATAATATATGGAATTGTTGCAGGAGGTATCGGTGGGTTTATATATTACTTACTGTATAGCTTTGCACAATCGGTAGGACTATGATGTACAAAAGTTTACAGTACATTGGTGCTACCATCTTAATCGTTGTATTCACTCTGTTAATAATGTTCACCCTAATCAATTTCATGCTCGGTTGTGAGTCATGGGATGAACAGTATTGGACTGCTTACAACTCTTGTATAACACCAACCGAGTTCATTGGAGTATTAATACCATGACAAAAACTGCACTGAAACTTTTCATGCTTAAGCATTCGAAAGGTGGAGCAATAGTGAAGGATGATGACGGCAATCCATTAACCTTCCACGACAAGATGATTGCCAAAGCTAGTAGGGTAGGTAAACAAGTTGTTACCTATGGCCCTGACCATCGTAAATACAAAGGAGGTAAATGATGCGAGCTACATTACTAAAATCAACTATTAAATCCCTGTTCCCTACTCAACGTACAGCGGCGATTGAAGGATCTCCGGGAGGAGGTAAGACAACCATCTGTGAAGAAGTTGCTAAAGAACTAGACGTAGGTTTCATTGAGAAACATATGCCTACAATGCTAGTAGAGGACTTCGGTATCATGTATCCCAATGGTGATGACATGTTACATTACAAGTTACCTGATTGGTTTCCATCAGATGACAGGACAGACATACCTGACACTGGTATCTTATGTTTCGATGACAGGAACCAAGCTAATGCAGACTTACAGAAAGTCTTAGCTAACATCTGTCAAGCTAGAAACCTACATGGTAAACCACTCAAGAAAGGTTGGATGGTTGTCTCGACAGGTAACAGACAGTCTGACAGGGCAGGTGCTAACAGAGTGTTATCTCACTTGCGTAATCGTGAAACTGTATATGAACTTGAGACTCACCTTGATGACTGGTGTAGTTGGGCAATCGACCATGGTGTCAAGTCTGAGGTTATCTCGTTCATTCGATTCAGACCTAACTTACTGCATGACTTCGATGCACAGCGTGACCAAAACCCTACACCACGTTCATGGGTTGAGGGTGTATCCGATGCACTTGGTATTGTACCTGCTGAAGCAGAGTATGAAACATTCAAGGGTGCTGTCGGTGAAGGTGCAGCAGCAGAGTTTGTAGGTTTCGTTAAGATATATCGTAAGCTACCAAATCCTGACAACATCATCATGAATCCTACTACAGCCGAGGTTCCTGATGACCCTGCTACGTTGTATGCACTGTCTGGTGCTATTGCAGAACGAGCAACTGAGAACAACTTCGAACGTGTTGTGACATATGCTGAGCGTATGCCACCTGAGTTTTCAGTTCTATCAGTATCGTATGCAAGTCGTAAGAATCCAGACCTTGCTTCAACGCAAGCGTTTACAAAGTGGGCTGTTAACCATCAAGACGTACTATTCTAGGAGGTAAGTATGAAACTAAGTGACAAAGCACTACTGGTGCAACTCAATGTATCACAGTGGACTGCTCGTAAGTATGACAAACGTGCTACTGAACAGGTAGCACAGCATAACAATACTACGATTGGTGCAGGTAGATACAACAAATCGTTGTTACCAATGAATGATTATCTAGATAATGTTCACAAGAAAACTACAGCTATTCGTGCCAAGTATTATGCCAATACCCTACCATGGGGTATTGAGGGTACGATGTTGTTACCATCTGCAAACTATCTAAACTTTATGACTGAGTTTAGGAATGAGAAAGCTGAATGGCAACAACTTGTGAATACATTTTGGGATGAGTATCCAAGACTTAAACAGGATGCACAACGATTCCTTGGTAATCTTTACAATGCTAATGACTACCCTATGCTTCACGATATACAGCGTAGGTTCAACATGGACTTGGCTGTATTCCCTGTACCATCTAATGACTTTCGTGTTCAGATTTCAGATGAGGAACTAAGTCGTATCCAATCTGATGTTGAGACGAGGGTACAAGATGCGGCTGAACAAGCAATGAAAGAAGCTTGGCAACGATTGTATGACAAGGTCAAACATATTGCTGAGAAACTTGCAGACCCTAAAGCTATCTTCCGAGATACTCTCGTTGATAACACCAAGGAAGTTTGTTCGGTTCTATCAAGACTTAACTTTGCTGATGACCCTGACTTGGAAGCTATGCGCCAACAAGTTGAACAGTCATTAGTCAACAACCACCCTGACAGTTTGCGTAATGACCCTGACTTGAGACGTGTGAAAGCGGCTGAAGCTAAGGACATTATGAACAAGATGGGTGCATTTATGGGAGGTAACTAATGCAAGATGTAACTAAACGAATCAGTAAAGCTAAGACAGCATTGATTCTTGAGCATCCATTCATTGGTAGTGTTGCTCTCAATATGCCAATGAGTATTGATAACTCAGTACCTACTGCGGCAACCAATGGTAAACGTGTCCTATTCAATGAGGAGTTTTGCAATGGGTTGAGTGATGAGGAACTTAAGTTCCTTGTTGCTCACGAATGTATGCACCCTATGTTGGAACACAATTTCCGTAGGGGTGAGCGTGATGCTTACAAATGGAATCAAGCGGCTGACTATGTAATCAACAAGCTGTTGACAGATGAGGGTATCGGTAAGATGCCTGCACAAGGTTTGCTTGATGACAATATATACAAGCAAGGTGGAGGTACCAGTGATGGTATCTTCAACCTTCTACCTGACACACCTGAAGATGGGCAAGGTAATGGTGGTCAAGGTCAACCACTTGACAGTTGTGAAGATGGGCAAGGTTCACCTGCTGAAGTATCACAACAACAAGCCGAGTGGAAAGTCAAAGTTGCACAAGCGGCTCAGTCTGCAAAGATGATGGGCAAGATGAGTGCAGGACTTGAACGTCTAGTTGATGAGATCCTTAAACCCAAAGTGGACTGGAGGGATGTCTTACAGAGATTTGTTGTCAAGTGTCGGTCTGACCAACGCTCATGGGCTAGACCAAACAGACGATTCTTATCACAAGGATTGTACTTACCTAGTGTATCAGGTGAATCACTAGGAGAGATTGCCTTTGCTGTCGATTGTTCAGGCTCGATTGGTCAAGATGAAATCAATCAGTTTGCTAGTGAGATTACTACAGTATGGCAAGACCAAAAACCAACCAAGGTTCATGTGATTTATTTTGATTCCGAAGTATCACATTATGATGAGTTCGGACAAGATGATGAACCTATTGTGAAACCACATGGTGGAGGTGGTACTGCGTTTAGTCCTGTATTCAAGTACATGACTGAGCATGGCATTGAACCTGTAGCATGTATATTTTTAACTGACCTTTGCTGTGATGACTTTGGTGATGCACCTGACTACCCAGTTCTATGGGTGTCAACGCATGATGACAAGGCACCATTCGGTGAAGTTGTAATGATGGAGGATAATAATGGGTGAAGTTAAAAAACTAATGATTGAGGCAGAGACTATGTTGGTCACTTGCCTTGATGACTGGGGCATGACCAACGAACAAGCATTTACCAAGATAGGTAAAGAGTTAGGAACAATGGCTGAACAGCATGTTCGTGACTTAGTTAATCAATGGAACAAAGGAGACCAAGATGGCAACTGTAAGATTTAGTGAACAATTAAAAGATACTATACAAGGCAATGCTAAAGCTATGTTCAAAGCAAACATAGAAAAAGCTAAGAAAGATGTACCTGCACATTGGGCAGATAAGATGTACCAATGTTTCTTTCCTGCTGAAATCATAGCAAAGTTCAAAGCATTACCTGATTATGCAATGGACAAGGAAGAAACTATAACATTCTGTGGGTTTCACAATGAACCCGAAGATGTGTTTCAAACTGCTGAGTACAACACCAAAGCATACAAATGTGATGGTGTAAGACTTGAGTTTAGTACAGCACAACCATGGCCTAGAAACTTTAGTAAAGAAGTTACAGGTTTTAACAATGGGTACAGTACAGGTACTTGTGACTTCAATGACACAAGATGGGATTGGTTAAAGCCTGAGTTCAAAGAATACAATCGTAAAATCTTTGAACAAGAATCTAAACAAGAGAAGTTTCTTGAAGGTGTTAAGGCAATCATCAACACCTACAGCACGTTGGCACCTGCATTGAAAGCATGGCCTGCACTGTGGGATTTAATACCTGATGAAGCAAAGGAACGTCACAAGAAGATTGTTGAGAAGAAGAAAGCCGAAGTAGCAGACATAGGGGCAGACCTAGATGGTATGACTGCGGCTGTAACATTTAATAAACTAACCAAGTAAGGAGTAATCATGTACACATGGTGGCAGAGTGATAGGTCTCTTAATACCTACGAAGAAATGTTGACATCATTCAACACAGCAAGGTGGCCTGATAAAGGTAAACCTGTCAATCAAAACTGGAGAATGTTTAAGAAGGGTGATGCAATTCGTATTGTGTGTCAAGGCTATGGTACTGAACCATTGGCTGACATAACACCTGACAACATCATCACGTTTGTGGCTAAAGAAAGTCACATCATTGGTATGTCTCAATCTTATGTATCATCTTTCTATAGATGGTTTCCATTTGTAATCAACAGACATCGTAAAGGTTTGTATCGTATTCGTCATACTAAGAACCTTGATGCTCAAATACATGAGGAAACTAAGGGTAGTGATAGTCAATCATCATACAGTACGTTTAATTCTGTTATGAACAGTGGGCCTTCATACTTCTGTGGCATACAGTTCAACTTGTTGACAGGTGAGTGTCTTAACCAGAAGCCTGACGATAAGTTCATTGAGATACCTGCAAAGCGGAAAGAGTGGAGGCAAATGCTTACTGCTTACAAGAAAGGTTTGAAAGCTAGAGCCAAAGTTCATGCACTTGATGCTATCGCTTTAGAAGTTATCAAGGAACGAGAACAAACACAAAACCATTATCATGCAAGACAACCCGATTGGTCATCAGAAGAATGGCTAGATTGTCTACAAGAAAGCATGACTACATTGGACTTTCCTAAACATCTTCTCAAAGGTTTTATAGAATCGGCTATGAGCAACAGAGGATGGGGCAGACAAACAGAAGTACCAACAGTAGATGAATTAATCAGAACAGTAGATAGGATATTTGCTGACTTAAGTATCCCATTGCGTAGACGATTCAAAGTGTTTCAATCAGAAGGACATGATGAACGTACTGCTGATAAGCATCGCTATGGTGGTTACAAACTTGAGGTATCTTAACATGACAGTATTAGTATGGGATGGATTAAGTTTAGCTACTGACAGACAAGCTAATGATGGTTCTGCTAAATGGGAATCAGATAAAGCTTGGTATGTATCAGATAAAAAGACAGGTAAGATATGTATTGTATCGGGAGTGGGATTACTTGATGATGTAATCAAACTTAGAGAGTGGTACAGAGAAGGTGCCTTACCTGAATCATTCCCTGAACTTACAAAGAAAAGCTCACAGCTGATTGTAATTCACAGGGATACAGGTTTGTGGTTGTACGATGGCATTGCTCATCCAGTACACTACGGACACAATCTTCACGCCTTTGGTCATGGTAAAGACTTTGCTTATGGGGCATTAGCTATGGGTGCTACTGCCGCTGAAGCTGTAGATGCTTGCAATGTATACAGTCTACATTGTGGAAAAGGTGTGGGTATATATAACTTAAATGGAGAAACAGATGTCAAAGAAGTCTAAATACAATCGGAACAACATACTTAAAAAAGCTGACAAGCTAACATCTACTGATAGAGAAGTAGAACATGGTGATGCTAGTAATAACTTTAAGATGGTGTCTGATTTATGGAGTACATACTTAGGTGTGGATATATTCCCACATGAAGTACCCATGATGATGGTGCTGTATAAGGTGGCTAGGACTACAGAGAATCCACACAATGTGGATAACTATGTGGATACTTGTGGCTATGGAGCCTTAGCAGGTGAGCAGGTTCCTAATATAAATAAGACAAGGGAGAAGTAATGGACATCGTAACCATAGATTTTGAGACTTATTATGACAGAGAATATTCTTTGTCGAAGATGACAACAGAGGCATACATTCGTGATGATAGGTTTGAAGTCATTGGTGTCGGTGTCAAAGTTAATAACCACCCTACTGATTGGTATAGTGGTAATGATGTGGGCAAGTTTCTAAACTCGTTGGACTATTCTAACAAGGCGATACTTGCTCACAATACTGTATTCGATGGAGCGATATTGTCATGGCACTATGGTATCAAGCCTAAACTTTGGTTCGATACTTTATCTATGGCAAGACCATATCATAATGCAACTGTGGGGGGTTCACTTAAGAATTTAGTTAGACATTATAACTTAGGTAAGAAAGGTGATGAGGTTGTACAGGCATTAGGTAAACGTCGACAGGACTTCACACCCGAAGAACTAGATAGGTATGCAAGCTATTGTGTCAATGATGTTGACCTTACTTATCAACTGTTCAAAGTGTTAGCTAAAAAGTTTCCACCGACAGAGTTATTGGTGATTGACCAAACCATGCGTATGTATACTGAGCCGACTATCGTACTTGATGGCGATTCATTGGCGGATCATCTCGTGCAAGTCAAGGCAAACAAACAGAAACTTATTGATGATTTAGCGTTGAAGGGTTTGAGTCAGGAGAAAGTCAAGAAAGCACTGATGTCTAATCAAATCTTTGCTAAGTTACTAAAGACTGTGGGCGTAGAACCACCGACTAAGATAAGTCTGAGGACAGGCAAAGAGTCTTTTGCTTTTGCAAAGACAGATAAAGAGTTCACTAATTTATTAGAACACCCCGACGCTAGGGTGCAGAATTTGGTCGCGGCTCGGCTCGGCACAAAATCGACAATAGAGGAGACGCGGACTGAGAACCTTATAAAGGTATCAAAACGTGGTCGCCTACCTATCATGCTTAATTATTATGGAGCGCATACAGGCAGGTTTAGTGGTGGTGATAAACTTAACTTACAGAACCTACCCCGTAGTGGTGCTATTCGTAAAGCTATCACAGCGCCCCTTGGAGAATCATTACTTGCATGTGACTTGTCACAAATTGAAGCGCGTATGGTTGCGTATGTTGCAGGACAAGATGATTTACTTCAAGCCTTTCGTGAGGGTCGTGATGTTTATAGTGAGTTCGCTAGTGAGGTATATAATAAGAGAGTGACCAAAGAGGACAAGGTCGCAAGGTTTGTTGGTAAGACTTGCATCCTAGGTTTGGGTTATGGCATGGGTCATGTGAAGTTTAGAAATACTCTTGCTCTTGGTATGGGTGGTATATCTGTAGATATAGATGAGAATGAAGCACAAAGAATTGTAAACTTATATAGGAATAAGAACCATAAGATAACTTCATTTTGGAACAGATGTAATCATGCACTTACTGAAATGGTAGCAGGTCGTAGTGGTAGTCTATGTGATATTGCACACTATGATGGCGAAGGTATTATACTTCCTAACAAATTAAAAGTTCTTTACCCTGCATTATGCAGAGGAGAAGATGGGTACGTTTATATTAACAATGCAAGAACCTTTCGTAAACTTGTAACTAAAAGAGTTATGACAGGTGAGCAGGATAGTATAGACTGGACTAAAATATATGGCGGTAAAGTTACAGAGAATATAGTACAAGCACTTGCTCGTATTGTAATCACTGAACAGATGGCATCTATTGGTAGACATTATCATGTGGCTTTTCAAGTTCATGATGAGATTATCATATCCGTCCCGGACGATGAGTTGGCAAACGCACAGGAACTTATTGTCAGGAAGATGTCTAAACCCCCCAGCTGGGCACCTACACTGCCAGTTGATTGTGAAGTCGGTGTAGGCAAAAACTATGGAGAAGCAAAATGAGTAAGAAAGAAAGTACCTTAAAGGTAATTAAAGAACTTACTGAAACTGTTTCATCTACTAACGATGCTGACCTAGGAGACTTGGTAATACTTGTCAAGGTAAAAGGTAGGTACGTTAGATTCTCTACAAAGATAGATGATACTGTTGGATTAGTAGGTTTTATTGAGACGTTGAAGCATGACATATTACGTCGTGCATCGGGTGAGTAATATGGATATAAAATTATCACACTCTTATTCATCTATTAAGATGTATGAGAACTGCCCAAAGCGTTACTATCACCAACGTGTAATGAAAGAAGTACAGGACACAGGTAGTGATGCTACAAAATATGGTGAAAGAGTACACGCTAGCTTGGAACACCGACTAGTAGATAGTAAACCACTATCTGATGGTACAGAAAAGTATGAACCTTTATGTAAAAGTATAGAGAGTATGGGTGGAACTTTACTCGCAGAGCAACAGCTGTGCCTCAACGAAAACCTTACACCAACAGGTTGGTGGGAGAAAGACGCATGGTTACGCAGCATACTCGATGTGTTAATTATCATTGATGATAAGGCAATCGTTATGGATTGGAAGACAGGTAAGCGAAGACCCGACTTTACACAGTTACAGTTGTTTGCATTACAAGTCTTTAAACATTATCCTAAAATTAAAACAGTACAGTCTACATTCATATGGTTAAA